GGGCGAAGAGGAAGGCGTACAAAATCCGCGTCAAGCCTATCGCAAATGGTTGGAAGACAACAACCGCATCCCGCGCAAGAACCTTGATTTCAACAATCGCTGGCCCAATCCGAATGAGCAACTGACACCATGGGAAGGTGCACCGCCGCCGCAGATTTTGCAGAAGCAAAGTTATCGCGGCATCGGCACCGAAGGCAATCCGTTGCTGCATCAAGCCGGATTTGCATTGGAAGATCATCAGAAGGGCATCGACGCCAACACCGATCAGTTGAAGCAACTGAATGATTTATTGCGCAACGCGATGGGGCTCGGCGGCGGCGGCGGCGACGGATTCCAAAATGCATCGCTGACGACCGGCGGTGGCAGGCGGCGCGGATTCGGCAGCGCGGAATATCCGCTGATCAGTCAGGACGGTCAGACGCCACGCTCAATGCGCAGTAGTGGTGATGCCAGTGTTGACGCCAGCGCAGCCAACACGCCGCGCATGTCGCAATCCAGACGCGAGGTCGCGCGTATCGCGGCGGACGCTTTGCGCAAAGGCGGCATGTCGGAAGCCATGGTTGCGGGCGTGTTCGCCAACGTCGCCGACGAAAGCGCGTTCAATCCGAATCTGCGGCATCCCGATCAGCCGCACTTCGGCGGCGAGGCTCACTACGCGCATGGGCTCTATCAGGAAGGCGGCGCAGAATGGAATAACTATTCGGCGTGGCTTTCGAAGACTCATCCTGATGGCAATTGGCGTGATCCGAAATTGCAGAGCGAATTTCTCGCGGAGAATCTGAAGAAAAATTATCCGGGTTTGTGGAAGCGCATGCAAAATGCGAAGAGCCCTGGCGAAGCGGCATCATTGTTCGTCAGCGGATATCTGAAACCCGCCGAACGTTACCGCATCAGCCGCAGCAACAAGTATTCACGCGGCGTGCCCGGCGTCAGTTCATACACGGGCAACGATCAATCATCCTCCATTCCGGCTGCAGAGCCGCAGCAAAATGCCATCGAGGCGGTGCCGTGGTTGAAAGACTACGGCCAATATCGCGAAGAGCAGGACAAGGCGACGTTCCGTTCGCCGATCCTGTCAGAGCAATCCTTGCTGGATTCCTATCGTCGCCGCATGGATGAAGAGAACGGCGCGGTGAAGGTCGATGGCAGCGGCAAAATCCGAGTCGATGTTAACGCACCGAAAGGCACGGGCGTTTCGGCGTCAGGCGGCGGCTTGTTCAAGGACGTCGAAATCAATCGGCAGACGCAGATGGACAAAGCCGAAAAGGGGCCTGAGTTGTCAACAGGCATGCCGTTGCCATGAGCGATATCTTTGCACTGCCGTCACTCTGGCGCAGCCGGCTCATGCCGGCGTCGTATAACGGCGCACGCTTCCATTGCGAAACCAACGCGCGGGAAAGCGGCCGGCGAATTGTCGAGCACGAGTTTCCGAAGAAAAGCAATCCCTACGCCGAGGACATGGGGCGCCGGGCGCGTGACTTCACGATCCGCGCCTATTGCATCGTGTTTCCGTATGATGCCGGCGATGGCTTGCACACGCTCGATTACACGCGCGTGCGTGACGCGCTGATTGCTGCACTTGAAGCCGAAGGCCCCGGCACTCTGCAATTGCCAACGCAGTTCGCGCAGCAAGTCGTCTGCCCGCGCTACCGCGTCAACGAAGAGGAAAAGTTCGGCGGCTATTGCACGATTGATATGACGTTTCAGGAATATGGCATCGATCCCTTGCTGGCGGTTACGAACACCGCGACAAGCGAAGCCGTCGCCGAGGCCAGCCAGACGGTGCGCACCGAAGTGCAAAACGATCTCTCCGACGAATCCATCTTAGACAAGACGCCGAGTGACATATGAGACGTGCTGACGCTACAGAAGCCGCGCCGATTGTGGATCGGATGTTGGCAAACCTGATTGCGACGGTGCCAGTATCAGGACGCACCGGCTTGCAAGCGCGCACGACGATCAGCGATACGCGCGTCAACGCATTCAAGCTTTGCATTGAGAATGGACTCGGGGTGCCGCTCGACTCCTGTTTCGACTTGGCGCGTCAGGCTGGCGCATCGATGCAGCGGATTGATCAAGTCCGCGTCGCGCTCGAACAGGAAACGCCGGCAACGCTCGGCGGCACGATCGTGCAGAACGCCGGCATCCGGCTTTGCCTCGCGACCGAAGCGCGCATGATTGCCGACACGGATTTCGTCAGCCGGCAGGACGTTGACGCAATCAAAAAGCAGATGTTTCAACCGTTCTTCGACGCGCAAGAAATTGCCGCCGATGAAATGGATCAGGAGATGTTCCAAGCCCTGATCAAGTTGAACGGCACGATGGTGGCTCATCTGGTTGCGACCGCGCGCCCGCTTCCTCGCATGGTCAATTTCCAATTCTTTACCGGGCTTCCATCGCTGGTCATGGCGTACAAACTCTATGACGACGCCTCACGCTGCGATGAACTCCGCGAAGAAAACAAAGTCGTGCATCCGGCATTCTGCCCGATGATCGGCAAGGCGTTGTCAGCATGAACGGCAACGGCGGGCCAGCCCATCAACGGCTCGATATCGTCATCAGCTTCGGCACGCCGCTGCAGTTGATGGAGATTGAACCGCCGCCGGAAATCTTTGCGCTGATCGCCATCACCTACGAACGTTTCACTCTCACCGCGAAAGGGCATGTCATGTATACGCTACCCGTCGATAAGATGGTCAAGATGCAGGTTTCGTATGTGGACGCCGAAGGCAATCCCGCCGCCGTTGACGGCGACGTGGAATGGACGTCGTCGGATGAAACCATTTGCACCGTCACGCCGGAAACCGGCGACTCGACGATCGTCACGGTTTTCCCGGAGGGACCAACCGGGCAAGTGCAGATCACCGCGACCGCCGACGCCGATCTCGGCACGGGCACGCGCGAACTGATTACGGTTGCGGATATTTCAATCGTCGCTGGCGAAGCGGTCGCCGGCACCATCGCTCCGGTTGGCACGCCGTCGCCGAAGCCGTAATGCCGAGGCCGGACGAAATCGCCGTCTTGGAGGTCAACGGCAAAAAATTCGACGATTGGGAATCGGTATGGGTCCAGATGATCGCGAATGATCCTTCGACCAAATTCCGATTCACCGCCGCCGAACGTGATCCTATCTTCAAGAAGGCGGGCGTCTTTCCTGATTGGACGAAACTGCAATTCAAGCCCGGCGATCGATGCACCATCACGCTCGCTGGGCAACTTGCCTGCACCGGCATCATCGAAATCAGGCAAGTCGCCTATAACGCCAATCAGCACGGCGTGATGTTGATCGGCAGCACCGACACGTCAACGCCGGCACGATCAAGCGTCGATACCAAGACCGGCAGTTTCGACGGCAAGAACATTCAGCAAGTCGCGCAGGAAGTGCTCGCGCCTCATGGCGTCGGCTTGCGTGTGATTGGCAATATCGATCTCACGCCGTTCAAGCATTTGCAAAACGAGAAGGGCGAACTGATTTGGGATTTTCTCGAGCGCATCGCGCGCTTTCGCGGCATCGTGATGGGCTCCGACAACGAGGGCAACTTTCTGCTGATCGGCGATCACGGCTCTAAAAAGGTCTCCGATCTGGTCGAAGGCCAGAACATCAAATCCTGTCAATGCACGATCCGGCAGGATCAGATGTATATGCATCTGGACGCGACTGCACAGTCACACGCCAACAATGAACGCGATGGGCCGGAAGCGTCTGAAATGAAGGCGACGGCCAAAGGCAATGTCAGTTATCCCTATAGCAAACTGATCACGCCGGTCGAGAATGAGGTCTATCAACAAAGCGAAGTCCAAAAGCGCGCCGACACCGAAGCGAAATGGAGCGACGGCACCGAAGTGCAGGCCAACATTCAGGTGCAAGGCTGGCTGCGCGGCGGCACCGCGTTGTGGAAGCCGCTCGACGACGTGTTCGTCAATTCGCCGATGGCGATGCTGAATCAGACGCTCAAAATCCGAACCGCAACGTTTACGCAGGACAATCAGAACGGCACCGAAACCATGCTTGATCTGGTCGTGCCCGGCTTGCTCAACGGCAATCTCAATCTCGATCCGTCGTCCACTCCCGACAAGAAATTTACGCCAGATATTCGGATACGCGAAAAGTGAGGATGACATGCACCGCGCCACACCACTGAATTCATCAATGCGCGCCTATTGCGGCGGCGGCTCGCGCAGTTGCGTCGATCAGGTGGACGATACCAAGTTCATGCAGGAGATGGCCGGCAACTTCATGGTCAACGAGTCGCGCGGCGAGATTGAATCGCCGCAGAACTACGGTTTCACGAGCGTGGTGTTCGACGCCGAGAAAGGGCAGGACGGAAAAATTCAGGCGTGCGCCGAAACCTTCGTCGGCTTCATGGGCAGCAATCGCTCATTCCCGGTCAGCGGCAACATGGATGACCGGCGTCACCGGCTCTACAAATTGCAGAAGGGCGACACCGCGATGTTTCGCGGGCGCGGCGATTTCCAGCAGTTCCATATGTCGCAGGATGGCGGCTTCTGGTCGGCACCGCAGGACAAGACGGTGCGCATGCAGTTGCTGCAGAAGGACTCCGAGTCGAACGCGACCGTGCAAAGCCAGGGCGGCTCTCAGGGCGGCGCTGGGAGCGGTTCGAGCGCCGGGGGCCTGATGGTCGGCACTTTGGATTCGGGCGCTGGGGACGGCTCTAATGGGCAGCAAAGCGGTAGCCAGCAGCAAAAGAAGCGCGGACAGGAGGCGGTCTATAAGGACGGCCAAAACTCGCCGCTGTTCATGGAAGTCACCAAAGACAAAACCCGGATCGGCGGCAATACCTGTCACATGGTGTTGAGCGACGGCAACACGTATGTGCACTGCCACACCGACAAGAACGTCTATCTCGGCGCCGAAGCGTGCAAAG